TTACGTACTCTCCGTTGATGAATCGCGCTCGCAGCCAGCGCAGCGGCGAACCGGATTTGACGCCGGCCGGATCTCCGGTTCGCCAACGGGCAGGCGCCTTGATTTCGACGAGACCTGTGCGCGTCAGCGATACGGTCTCGTCGCGGAGTACCTCGAGATTGACGTAGCTGCCACCGTCGAGTGCCGACCATTCCAGCGTCGGAACGGGTCCGGCTGGCTCCGGCTCGAGCGCTCCCACGCTCTGCGGCAGGGGCGAGGCTCCGCTGAGCGGCACTGAAATCAGGAGTGTCAGGGATTCCCGGATTTGGGCGTTGCCGGCGAATCCGATCAGGAAGGCTGCCCCATGCACGGGTCTCGGACCCAGCGGAGCGAACGCGGGGCCGTCTTCGGACGGCGGCGCGAAGCTGGCGGCAGTGTTGCCTGTCTGGGTCGCCAACGATTGAATCGTAAGGGGCGCCGCGTTCACAGCCCGGTCGGTTTCGAAGAAAACGGTGCCGGAGCCGTCCGCAGCCGATGCCGAAAGGACGAAGCCTGCCGGAATTTGTGTCGACTCGAGCAGGCTGTCCAGCATCGTGAATTCGACCACCGCCGTCGCGGGGATGGGTGCGAGCGGGCCGATGCCCGCCGTATTCAAAAACTCGATAAGATCCTTTTCGGGCAACCGGTTCAGCCGGGTCGCCACCGGTTCGGCCATCTCGAGCAACAGGTCGCGAAACGCGACGCCCACATCGCGCACGTCTCGTCGTATCCACTCCGGCACGTAGCCGACCCGGCTCGCTTCGAGCCGTCTGCGTCGGTCCTCCGCATCGCCAAGGAGTACCGGATTTCCACCCGATCTCGTGATCGCGGACGGTGAGGAGCCCTCGCGGTTGAGCCACCAGCTCGTCATCGCAGGCCTCCCGTCAGGGTGAGGGTGTGGTCGAGCCGCAGCGTCATTTGTTGCAGCCAGACCAAATCGTTCGGGCCAATGACCACGTCCTGGCATGCTGCAGCGGGTGTCCCTTCGAGCGCGATCGAAACGTTGCCGATCGTGACTCCCGGACCTGCGGCGGTTTCCGCCACCCGCAGGATCGCCGAGGCTCTGGGGGGCTCCCCGAACGGCCAGCCGCCGCCGTCGCCACCTTCGAGCGGATCGAGAAAGGAGGTCAGCGCTGAGCGCAGTGCTGCTTCGAGCGCAAGCGGATCTCTGACATCACCCGACACCGTCACCTCGATCGAGATTGCGCGGTATCGCACAGCACTCAAGAACAGAGCCGTGCCAATCAGGCGCGCCCGCCCGAGGTGCTTGTTGACAGCCGCCAGGATTCCCGGGTCTGGCTGCGGTTTGGCGATGAACTCGCTGGCAGAAATATCAGGCCCGCGTGGCGCCCAAGGCACAACATAAACCGTCATGGCATCCGCAACCAAACAGGCGTGTCCGGGATGCACACCAGGTGCGGCCCGCGCACGGGCAATCGAGACGCCGGGAGTCGAGCAGGCGAGATATTCGAAATCGGCTGCTGTCACGGCTCGCGTGACACGACGAATGACGCCGGATCCACGGGACCTCGCCGTACTGATGGATTCGGGGTCCTGTCCGCCGATGGCCGGTGTCACGTTCACCACCACCGCCGCGCCGCTCGTTTCCACGTTCCAGTTGAGTCCACTGCCGACGTTTCCCCGGCTTCCACCACCCATCCATCCTCGCCACTCGACGTTCGTCTGTATTCCCGCTGTTTGCAGGTGTGGAATGCGGCCGAAGTATCCGTCTCCGAAGATCAGACACTGCCGCTCGCGGTCCACGACGAATTTGCGCGAGAAGGATCGATGTCGCGTCAGGTCGTCGGTGGGTGTCCACTTGTGCCAGACTCCATCGCGCTCGAGCAGTCGAACACGGATGCTGCGTTCTATCGGTCCATCGCCATCGAAATTGTTGCGGGCATCGAGCGCAAGCGGCAGCTCGCGGGTGGGCAATGGCAGCCAGTCGACACGATACGGAGCTCGCCGGGCGGGATAACAATGCGTTGCGACGGCGACGTTGGGTACGGCACGAATGAGGCGCGGAGGATATGTGAAGGTGCTGTCGGTAACGCGTGCCCAGATGCTGAAGCCCAGAGGTTGACCGACGGTTGCCGGGGCGGCGGTCCAGTCGGCGGGAACCGGGAAGGAAACGATACCCGGCCTCCGAAATCCGCCCGTGCCATCGTGAACTGCGCCGGTCGCGAAGGCCATGCGGCCTGAATTGCCGTTGTAGGACCATGTGATTTTGGCGGGTGGGGGCGCATCCCGAACGTCGGTTGGACTCCATTGAGGCGCGAGAGCCGGCGCGACGTCGAGGTCGATGAGCATGCTTATACGGGATCCGCTCGCGTGACCTGGAGCGGAGCGCAGTCGAAACGCAAATTCGACTTCCGACGCTGAGCCGTCCGCCGCAAAGAGCGGCAGTGGAGACTGTTCACGGAGAGCCGTGCACATGTTGTTTGCGCAGGCGGTGACCTCGATCTGGGGCCCGCCGGCGTTGTCGACGATGTCAAGCAGGAAAAGAGCGTCGTCGGTAGTGAGGCGGATCGGTGGATCCGAGTCCTCGAGCTCAAAGGTGGTGCCCCGCGCGATGGCCGTTATGGGGGATGGCGCGCCTGCTATCGGAGTGACCTGCAGTACCGTGCGTGCGGCGATCGCACCGGCAGGCCGGATCCCCAACAGCCGCAACGCTCCGCGCACGAAGCTGTCGGGCACCTGGTCGAGCCAGAAGAGTCGCTGTTCGAGCAGCCATGCGTAGACTTCAAGCAGCGTGATACCTGGATCCACCGGGGCGTGCAGAGTCCACTCGCCGCGGGATATGGCGGGGATGCGGCGACGGATCGCGTCGACCATGCCGCGCCATGTGAGATCATCCAGTGTGAGGCCTGAAATTGGCATCAGCCTGAGCCCTGATCGCGAAGGTAAAATGGGAAAACGAGGTTCTGGGGCGTGTTGGAAGCGCGGGGCCGATAGACGATGCTCACCCACGCGACTGTCTCGTCGCGGGGACTGATCTCCGCCGTGACATCGTCGAGCTGTACGCGGGGCTCCCAATCACGAATGGCTTCGCGGATGAAGGTCTCGAGCTGACCGAGGAAATGCGGGCTGCCAGGCGCAAACACGAGCCGGCTCGCGCTGCAGCCGAAGTCTGCCCGCATGACGCGCTGGCCCAGATCCGTTTGCAGCAGGATCCGCAGCGACTGGTCGAGGTTTTCGCGGCCGCCGACATAGCCGAGTCCGCCCGTAGCGTCGGGCTCGATCGGGAATCGCCAGCCATTTCCAATGATGTCGCCGCTCATGGTTGAACCGTGACCGTTTTCGAAAGAACCGCCGGAGTTAGGGGCACGACGGGCGGGCTCGTGGGGACAGGCCCGACCTGGTGAGTGTGAGTGTTGAAAAGAGTCAGGAAAGTAGTGCCCAGCAGAATCTGCTCGGCCGCGGCTTCACCCAGTTCCACCTTACCCGCCTGTAGTGACACAGTGCTCGCCTGAACGTTGACCTCCGTAGGGCCGGATATCGTGACCGTGCCCTGGCCATCGAGCGTCACCGACTGGCCGCCATTTGTGTTGATCGTGACCGAGTTGCCCGATTGGTCCAGAGTGATTGTCTGCCCTTGGCCGGTCGTGATGCGGATAAGCTTGTTCGCGTCGTCCAGCACGAGCAGCTGCTTGCCACTCGAAGTGATCTTGATGCACTTGTTCGAACCGGTGTCATCGAGCAGGACCTCGTGAAGGCCCTGAGTTCGGAACATCTTCTGGTTCTGGCCCGGGGGTTTCTCACGTTTCGCGGGCGCCTTGTCGACGCCGTTGTAGAGGCCGCCCAGTACGATCGGCTCGTACATGTCTCCGTGCACGAAGGCCACGAGGACCTCGGTGTCCTTCTCCGGGACGAAGAAGGAGCCGAACCCGTTGCCAGCGTAGAGCTGGCAGACCCGGCACCATTCGGTCTGCATGCTGGCATTGAGCCAGGGGTAGGTGACGCGCACTCTGCCTTGGCCGAGCGGGTCCTCATTGTCCACGACGAGGGCCTCGGCGATTCCGTAGTAATGCTGTTCGGCGTGTTGTGCGCTGTTCATGGAGCTATTCCCCGCAATACTCCGAAGCGACCTCAAAGCTGGTGGTGAATCCGGATGAGCCTAGGGTGTGCTCGACCTTGCGAACCTTGTATTGGCCGCTGAATCGCTTTCCGAGGCCCTTCAGCTCAACGTTGTCGCCCGGACGCAGATCCGGTATCCCGATGACGTGAGCCCGTCCCGTGTTGAAGCGCATGGCCTGCTCGCGAAGGATGCTGAGGGCGAGCTCCCGAGCTTCCCGCTCGGAGGCGACGGGACGATCAACGATGAGGTTCTGCCGGTCCGCAAATTTGTCCCGGGCGACCTTCGTGCCACTGGTGGAATTTGCTTGCGGAGCGGGCGGCAAATCTTCCGGATTCGCTACACCGACCATGGCCTTCTTCGTGCGCGGGTCCCACCCTCGCACCGTCACCGTCGAGACTTGCCGGTTTGTGGAGAGCTGGGGCGTGAAGCTTATCAAGTTTTTGCCCCACTCGAACACGTATACCCGGATCGGCTCGGCGTCGCGTCCATCGCGGGGCCGAATGAAATAGAGCGTGCCGCGACTTGATGAGCCGTCAATGCGGATGTAGCAGTCGTAGTCGATACGCCTTGCCCGCTCGATGAGTAACTGGGCGTCATCCATGTTCTTCTGGTACACGACGTCGTGCTGGATGCTGGTCGAATCGTCGCCCACGAAGTCGAGCTTGTTGCGGACAGCGATCTCGCGCGCGATGTCCGTGTCCTTCATGTTGACGAATTTCTGCCTCTCGTTCGCTTTCGGCTTGCGACTCTTCAGAAACTCGAGGCTGTCCTTGCCGCTGATACCAACGGTCAGCGCGCCGGACTCGGTAAATCTCGGCGTGATGCCGGTGATAGGCCCATGGATCACGTCGCGCATCCGTTTCACGTAGCCAAGGCTGACGCGCACCATGTTGCCGACCATCAGATCCGCCGAGTCGCTGTACTTGAATGTGAGGTGCTCATCATCCCAATTGTTGAACGTGATGTCGAAGCTGCCGATCTGATCAGTTTCGAGAGTGACCTTGAACTCGAGGACGTCACCATGCGTCGCCGGCGCAAGCTCCTTGCCTTCGACCTCGATCCGGAAGTCCGGTACGTAATAGTCGACGTCCAGCACGCCACCGTTGCCGGTGGGCATTCCCGATTGTCGCAGTGCCTGTTCGGCCATGGCGCTCACCTCAGTCTCGGCACGAGCAACTCGGTGCCGGGTTTGAGTGTCCGCGGGTCACTGATGTTGTTGGCGCGTGCGATTTCGCGCCACAGGGTAGGGTCGCGGTACACCTGGCTCGCAATGCTCCACAAGGCATCGCCGCGGCGCACTACAAAGCGCTTTTCCACGTCAGGGGAGTTGCGTGGCGTCTGTTTGAACTGCACCTCCACGGGCCGGTATTCGCGCAACGTCGTCGAGAGTTTCGCTCGCAGCGGGACTCCGGCAGCCGAGAACATCGTGTAGGTGACGGTCATGCTCTCGAGCACGCCCTTGAAGATGTCCCGATCCCAGACGAACGCGACGATCGGTGGAGCATGCAGCTCGCTGTTGATGTCGAGGAGTCCGCGCAATGCATCTACGTATTTCGAGCGCACGTCCTCGAGTGTGTCCGAAGTGTCAACGAGCAATTCGAGCGAAAGCTTCTCGGAGGAGCCTCGCACATACTGTATGGGGGGCGTCTCTAGTCCGGGAATCGCGATCTCGGCGAAGTTGTTCGCCTTCTGAAGCTGGTACTCCGTTGGGTTGAATCGCAGCGGAATCTCATTCGGTGAAACCTTTGGTGTCAGGATCCGCAGACGGGCTGGAACTGTCTCTTCGCGAACCGCATCAACTGGAGTGATTTTGATGGGCTGCATCAGAATTCTCCGCTGCGTTCATCGACGATGCGGCGTTCCTTTGCTAGCCGTTTCTCATGCTCTTGCCGCTGCGATTGGAGAATCTCCCAGCGCCGGATGCAGTGCTGGAACTGCCGCGCGAACACGGCTTCATCCCCCTCTCCTTCCACTTCGAAGCGCACTTGCAGGTTATGAATCGTGATCATGGCTACGGGACCGATGGCGAAGGGAAGGGGATCTGCAGAAGCCCCTCGTGGGCGATCTCAAGAGATTCCACGGCAACCGCGTTCTGGGTCGCGGACAGATCGGGTCCGATCCACTTGGCCGCGAGGCCTCCGAAGAAACACCAGGACACCGCAGGCTGGCCGCTCGGGGTCAGCAGAATGATCGCGCCGTCACGGCGGGCGCCAAGGGAGTTCGTCAGACCGACCTGGTACCACCACCACAGCCCCGGGTCGCTCACCACGCCGCGGCGCAGAATTATCCGGGACCAGCTATGTCTGATCGGTAACTGATGCGAATATCCGTTCGCGCCTCCCTCAGGGTAGGACATGACTTCGAGGTCGCCGCCGAGTCCGCGCACCTCGCTGAAATCTCCGATCGGAGCGAGCGGCAGCAGCGCCGCCTGTTGCGGCGGTAGGTGCGCGTCGGCCGGATCCAGCGTCACCAGGAAGCGATACGACGGTAGAGGATCTGAGAAGTTCATGATTCAAAGACCTCCAGTTGACCGTCGCCGCCGAAGGTGATGGTGAGAAGAATGAATTCCATCGGTGCAGCCGGAGCGACCTGGATTTCGCAGTACACTCGGCCGGAGTCGATGATCTCCTGGGTGTTGATCGTAGCGTCGCAGCGGATCTGATAAGCCTCCTCGGGACGGTTTCCTTTCAGTGCACCATGCTGGAATGCTTCGAAGAGAACGCTGTTGACTCCTCGGAACAGCGTCAACCACAGCTCGGGGCCGTTGTTGTCAAAAACCAACGGCTCGGCCACGCGGTGAATCGCTCGCACGAGCCGGTTGATAAGCCTGCGGTGAGCGACGAAGCCGCTGTTGCGATAGGCCGGTGCGCCTGACCGTGCGAGTGTGCTGCCGCCCCAGATCTTCAGGCCCTCGCCAGGAAAGCACCGGATCAGGTTGACACCAGCCCGGTTGAGCTGCGCTTCGACCGTTTCGGAAAAGGCGCGCGCCACATCGACAGCATTGACGAGTTCGGTATTGGCAGGGGTATAGGAAGCGCCGCGTTCGCGGTCGGAGCGGCTGATGGCGCCGGCAACATGACCGGAAGGGGGAACGTACCGTAACGGGGAAATGATGCCGCCCAGGGGGTCGGCTACCAGCAGCCACGGATGGTAAAACGCCGCAGCCCGGGCGCCGCCGGGAATGGGCTCTTGCCGACAGGCCGCGGCAAACGCGACGGCATCCTGGGGACCGAGGGCTGGATGCTCGGGAGTGGCGGGATCCGCAGGAACCTCCACCAACACCATGCGGTCCTTCATTTGCTCGCACACCGCAATGGCCCGGCGTGTGAACGCCGCGGCGTCGTCCCGGCTCATGTCCTGGCCGACATCGGGAAACGCCAGCAGCGCTGGGTCCGGCGATCCGCAGATGCCGGTGAGCGCGTCCCCGTAGTCGGCTGTGTCCGCAGTGCCGTCGACTCCCTGCGAGATTGTCACGTCCCACACCACTCTCGGGAGCGGGAGAGGACCAACTCCGAGCGCGAGGACGTCGCGCAGGGTCGCGGTTATCGTGATAAGCTGTGAGCGGTTGGCGACCGCGCGCACGAGCGGATCTACTTCCGGATCGCCCGGCTCCTCGCGAAGCAGCAATTCGTCGAGTGCGATGGGTCCGATGATCTCATCGGGCTCCTGCGGCGGCTGCACACGCAGTGTGAGTTCGGCATTGCGCAGGATCCGCCTTGAGGCCGGGTCCACGATCGCCGGTCGGAAAGTGAAGCTCACGCGCAGTCCGTTCGCCCAGCAACCGGGACTGGCTGCGATCACCTGGATCGGCGGCCTGGGAGCTGCGGGCAGGGACCGCGCGCGGGAGAATTCTCCCTTCCGTGGCGTCGCTGTTAGAGGTGCTTCATGGCCCGTCCGCAGGACATAAGCAATCTGCCCGCCGTTCTCGAAGTAACCGCGCACTGCGTAACTCAGATTCGACTCTGGGGTAAGTCCTCCATAGGCACTTTCGAATTCGCGCCAGCTCTCCAGTCGCATCGCGGTCCCGACCGGTCCGCGGTACGCGCGGCCAATGAACCCGGCGATGTCGGAGCGCAGGGGTACCGGCTCGGCCGGACGGACCCGCGTCTGAACATATAATCCGGGCCGCTGCATTTGCATGGCTACGCCGCCTCACCGTCGATATGCAGCCCTTCGTGGCAGATCTCGAGTGATTCCATCGCGATCTCGTTGTTCTTGGCGTTGAGTCCCGGCCCGGTCCACTTGCAGGGAAAGCCGCGGGTGAAGTTCCAGCGCATCACCTCGTTCTGCCCGGTCTCGTCCATGAGAACGATGGAGCCGTCGGCGCGCTTTACGGTGCCCTTCTGTCCCTCCAGAATCCAATTCCAGAAGGCGAGGTCGCCGATCAGTCCCCGCTTGAGGGTGATGTTGGTGAACTTCTTCAGTCCCGGCAGCTTGCGGACACGGATGTCCTCGCTTCCGGTGCGATAGTCGATCGGGTCCACGGCGACCTCAAGGCCAGAAACTTCAGAAAACGATCCCTTGACGGCAGAACCATCCGTGCTCACTCCCGTGACCTCGATTCGAAAGATGAAACTCGGATACGGATCGGCTCGATACACAGCAGGCATGTGGATCTCCTTGCGTGTTCAGTGAAGGACGCGGCGGCGACGGTTCAGGTCGCCACCGTGTCCAGTGTCTTCTGCTGAATGCGGAAGATCACGAACTCGGCCGGCTTGACGGGGGCGACGCCGATGACGCAGATGAGTCGTCCGTTGTCGATGTCGTCCTGCGTCATCGTGGTGCGATCGCATTTCACGAAGAATGCTTCGCTTGCGGTCTTTCCTTGTAATGCTCCATTGCGCCACTGCGTCGTGAGAAAGTTGGTGATGCTCTGACGCACGCGGGCCCACGTGGGCTCGTCGTTCGGTTCGAACACCACCCATTGCGTTCCGGCGTCGATAGAGGCTTCGAGGAATATGAACAGGCGTCGGACGTTGATATAGCGCCACGCCGAGTCCGAAGTGACGCAACGGGCGCCCCATACCCGGAACCCGCGACCAGGAAAGAAGCGCAGCGCGTTGATGTTCTGCGGATTAAGAATGTCCTGTTCGCGCTTTGTCACGTCTTCAGCGATTTGGGTAATGGAAGCAATCACCTCGTTCGCCGGAGCCTTGTGGACGCCTCGCTGATCGTCGACGCGGGCGTAGATGCCTGCCATGTGCGCTGAGGGCGCCAAGCGCACATCAGAGCGCGTGATCGGGTCGGGAACCTCGATCCAGGGATAGTAGAGCGCCGCGTATCTCGTGTCGTAGACGGAACGAAAGGTCTGAATTCCTTCGATGTTGAGATGGTCGCGCGGATCGAGGATCGCAAAGCGATAACGGAGTGTCTGGCAGTGGGTGATGAGGGTGCTGTGCACGGTGCGCGACCAGACCCCGGGCACGATGCAGATGCTGATATTGGTGATGTCTTCCAGCGCTTGGATCCCCGTCCTGTGGCCGCTTCCGTTGTCCATGCCCGCGAAGTCATATTCAGTGAGCTGATCGAGGAGGTCGTCTCCATTCGTGAGTGGTTGCCATGCTCCGTGGCTCGCGACTGGCAGCGAGGCAAGCGCCGTTTCTGGGGGGACGCCAGTATCCTCGAAATTCACGAGCGAGGAATTTTCGTTGACATAAGTGACGATATATTGAGGATCGCTTGCCCGTCCGACGAGTCGCAGGTTGGAAAACACCTCCTCGACC